TGAACTCCACTGACTCCGCCAGATCAGCCGGGTACGACCCCGCACCCCCCAGAGTGGAAACCCCGTGGTAGAGGCGGTCGCGGAGAGATTCGGTGATGGAATCGAACTGCGCCTGCATCTGCTTCTTCAACGCCCGCCCGTCGCGGTCGGCGTTGAGCGACTTCGCGAACAGCTTCAGCTCGTCGGTTCGCCACTCAACCTCAGCCACGGGTTGCCTCGCAGATCACGTTCACCGCGATGCCGAGCATCTGCTGACCTTGCGCTGCCGGGTACAGGCGCGGTTGGTCCATCTCCGCGAGCGGGTCGAGCATGAAGGTGGTGGACGTGTCGATCTTGTCCGCCACCAGTTCGGCCAGGGCTTCCGTCGCTGCTTCCGTCGCGGCGTTCGTGGACATTCCCCCGAGGCACAACACGACCAGGCGGATGCGTTTGCGTCCGATCGCTTGCGCCCGCTGCCGGAACGGTGCTCCGGCCGCCACCCACACGATCGGGGGTGTGAACGTCTGCGGCACCACATCCACAGCCCGCACACCAGATACCGTGTTCAGAAGGCTCACGAGTGATGTGCGCGCCGTTGTCAGGTCGGCGGTCATGCGATCCCCAGTTCGGGGAGACACCAACGGGCCAGCAGGGGACGAACCCCGCCGAGCGGGTCGGCACCCAACCTTTGTGCGACCATCTGCCCGGAACCGTCCGGCATGATCTGTGTCCCGAACGGTGCCTTAGCGCGGGCGAACAAATCCACCGCACACCGCAGCACAGCCGAATCCTCGATCGCGTCCGGCACCGGCTCGTCTTCGCTGATCAGGTTCTCGGTGATGAACGCGCCAACGTGAATCACCGCCTCCGCAAGCTTCGTTTCCGCCAATGCGGTATCCGACGCGTCGGCGCCCGCCTCAGCGAGAACATCCGAAGCCGTGACGCTCATGCTGCCTCCAAAGTTCGGAACGCCTTCTCCCACAAGGGAGCGGTCTGCTCGATCGTGTGAGCTCGCGCATGCACACGAGCCGCGTCACCCATCGACAGGCGCATGTCGGTGTCGGTGAGGAGAAGATTGAGCCGGTCAACCCATTCCTTTTCCGTGTTCACCAGAAACCCGTTGACCCCATCGACCACGTAATCGCGGTAGGGGCCGACGTTGGAGGCGATCACGGGGATTCCGAGGGCGTTGTACTCGATCGCTTTGATTGGAGACTTCGACCTGGTGAATGGGGTGTCGAGGAGGGGGGCGATGCCGATGTCGAAGTCGATCCCGGAGTAGTACTCCAGCATCGACTCCCGCCACGGTGTGTGCCGGTTCCTGTACAGGCCGAAGTCTTTGCCGTAGTCGACCCCGACCGAGTGGAAGTCGATATCGCCGCGGTGGTCCGACACTTGCCTGAGCGCGCCGATGACGGATCGGAAGTCGTCATGATGTGACGACCCACCGGCCCATCCGATCGTGAGATGCTCCGAACGTTTCCGGGTTGCGGTCAGCAGTGCCGGGTCGATCGCGTTGGGGATCACGGTCACGTTCGGGTTGAACTGACGCATCGCATCTGCCAGATGCGGCACCGTTGTCGTCACCAGATGCGCTTGACGGAGCGCAGATTCCATCCAGTACCGGGTCATGTCCGTGATCTGCAGGCGGGCCGGGTTCGACTCGTCCATCGACCACAGGTCATCGTCGGTTTCCCACACCAACTTCACCCCGGACTGCTTCATCTGATACCAGAGGGTGTCGATCTCTTGCCCACCGATTCTCTGACCGACGACGATGCGGGCACCCTGCATGGGTGGGTGATCGTTTCTGGTGTAGTCGGTGGTGGTCATCAGGTGCCCGGCCCGGTTCAACCACTCGAACGGGAGCCGCACCCGGTAGTACCCGCACGCGCCACCGTCCTCGAACGCATACACGTCCAAGGGGTTCACGAGGGCGGGTTCGTGTTCGTGGCAGTAGAACCCCGGGAACCCGCCCACCAGATTCAGCACCTTCGCCGGCACGGTCCCGATCCACCGTTCCGCCCCGAACCGGGTGCCCATGTTGATCGGCCCCAATTTCTGCAGATGCTCGGCGGTGGCCCACCAGTAGTTGCCGCCGAAGAACGGAGCCTCAACGTCGAACCATTCCTCCGGCGTGACCCAGTGCGCCCCCACCAGGTCGTAGTCGCGGAGGGCTTGCAGGTTCGTGCGCCACTTCCCCACCACCTGCCGGGTCATGCACGCCCGCCACGCATCCGAATGCCCGGTCGGGAAACCGGCCCCTTTCGTGTGCGCGTACATCACCGGAATGTCGGTGAGTCGTTCCGGGATCAGGTTCAGGGTGCGGTCCTCGAAACCGTCCGGGAACTCGACCACCTCCCACGAATCCGGGAGGCATGCGATCGCTTCGGCCCGGTTCCGTGGTGACCCGACAACCCCGCATGTGACCCGGTAGGGGACACCGATGCGGTCGAGCGCGTTCAGGTGCTCCGCGAGCGGGCGACCCCAGAGGTCACCGTCCGCGTACAGATGATAGAAGTGGTGGAACTTCAACTCTCATGCCTTTCATGCCGGACCTTCGCACGCACGTTCGAGGAACGCGCACACACATGCCTGCGGGACGCCCTGTGCGCCCCGTGACGGGGTTTACCCCCCGGTTTGGACCGTCAACACGCCACCGATTTCTGTCCCCGCAGACGTGAGAAATCCGAACGGGTGTTCGACAGAAGGGGCGGCGGGCGGGCATGACGCACCCGCCGCCCCAGCCTTGTCAGATCGTCGACTGCGCCCAGTCGCCTTCGAGCTGCCACTCGACCTCGATGGTCGGGGAATCAGCCGTGGCCTCTCCACCCTCACCACCAACCCACTCATCCGATGTGGGCGCCGACACTGTGGCGGTGACCGCGAACTTCGGGCGACCCGCCCCCGACCCTTGCGGGAGGAACAGACCCGTCACCGACCCACCGATCGCAGACGCCGTGTTCGCCAAAGACCAGATCGAACCGGTCGCGAAGTTCTGAAGCACGGTGAGCTTCAACGCCTTCGCACCACCCGACCTGTACTCAGCGAACGTCTGCGACGACTTCGACGACTTACCGATCGACGCCGCCGTGGTCTCCGTGGAACGGTCCTCACCATCCATGATGAGGACGTACTGATTCGGGATACCCCGAATATCACCGAGCGTCATCAGAGACCTCCTTCCTGGGCTCCGGCTTCACAGCCGAGAACTCCTGCTTCTCCGGTTCCGGTTCCTCTTCCACCGGGGCCGGTGCGGCGGGCACCCGCACCGACCCGGTGAAAGAGCCGTCCGGCCAGCGGACGGCCACGATCAGGCCGTCGCGGTCAGTTCGACCACGGCACCCGACTCGACCGTCACGGTGCCGAAGTAGCCGGCGTATGCGATCTGGACACCGAGAACCGAAGGTTCGGTGACCTGGAGGGTGCCGATGCGCTGCTCGTACGCCTCCACCGCGGCCGTGGACCCGAGGTAAGCCTTCCCCGACCCGAGACCGGCGGACATGATCACCGGGATCCCCGAAATGGTGCCGAGGACACCCTGCCCGTAGTTCGCCGCCGACAGACCCGCGGACTGCGAGTTCTGCGCGTTGTACGGCTGGAACAGGGGGCCGAAGAGCTCCAGCACGGTCGGAGCGACCGCAAGGAACAGACGCCCCTTGCCCTTCGTCTTCCCGTACACCGTTCCCGTCGCAGTCCAGATCGCTTTCGCGATCGAAGTCTGCGACGCCGCCGACGCGAGACCGTAACCCTGCGTCCCCGTCGCCGCAGCCGCGACCGCCGCGGCGAGGACCGCTTCGGTGTCGATGGCGTAGTTCGCGGCGAGGTCGTTCACGACCGTGTCGAGAATCGACGGGTTGGAGAAGTCGATGTTCTGTTTCGACACGTTGACGTAGCCGCCGTAGGTGTCGATCGTTCCCGTCAGACGGGAGATCGTCATCTTCTGCGACTCCAGTTCGACCTTCTCGTTCGCGGAACCCGACCCTGCTGTCCCCTGGACCCCGACAGCCGTGTGCTGCGTGACCTTCGGACGGTAGAACGTCGGCCCCGACACCGCATTCGTGCCGAAGAACGACACCAGCGGACGGGACGAGTCGATGAAGTTGATCAGCTCACCGACGATCGGGTCCGGCACGATGCCGGGGTTGTCGCCCGTCTTCTGGTGATCCGCTTCACGCATGAACGCCTCGACCCGCTGCAGAGCCGTACGGTCACCCGTGCCGGACTTCCACACGTCCATCGCGTACTCACCAGCGGACCGGTACTGGACCGGGTTGATCGCACGACCGCGGGACTCCTCGATCGCCTTGTTCACCTCAGCGGCCCGCTTCGCAGCCGACTCGGCAACGTCGCGGGTCTCATAGAGCACGTCGAGCTGCGACCGCAACTCCACGATCCGCTCACCCGCAGCCTTGATGGTCGCGAGCTCCGCTTCGGTCAGATCACGTCCGGCCTCCTCGGCCTGACGGATCAGGGCAGTGTTACCGGCATCGCGCTGTGCGATGTCTTCCTCGAGGCGTGTCACCATCGAGTCCTGATAGTTCTGTGCCATGACGGCACTCCTTTCGTTGGGTTTTGATGTGCATGCCCCAGACGGGCGTGCCCCAACGGGCGGAGTGCTCCAACGAGCGGTTATGCAAAAGGCGAGCTCAACAGCCCGCCAAGATCAAAAAGCCCGCTATCAGCGGGAAGCGTTCTGGAGTTCGCGGAGGATCGCCGCGGCCGCATCCAGATTCGGGGTCGGCACGTCAGCGATCGGCTCACCCGAACGCACGTCGATCACCTCAGCCCCCTCATACGCGGGTTCGGGGGTGAGAGCGATGTGGTTCAGGAACGCCCGGTAGATCGAACGCACCCCGTCCTTCACCGCCATGTCCTGCGACCTCGCCGTGAACGCGATCGACGCACGCAGCACACCATCAGCGGCAAGCTGCAACGACTCCGTACCCAGGTCCGTGTTCGACACCTTCATCGTCGCGATCAGCCCACGAGTGTTCTTCGTGTCGAATCCCTGCGCCACACCGATCACCCGTGACCGTTCATGGTCCCGGTTGAGGGTGATGTGCTTCACCCGCGACTCGATCCCGGTGAACGCACCCGGAACGAACTTCTCCTTCGTGGCATCACCGCCCCAATCGAACACGGTCGCTTCCTCGTTGTATGGGACGGCGACGAGAGTGATCTCCCGCTTCCCGAACGCGACATCATCAATCGCCGCAGCCCTGATGTGCTGATCACTCATCACTATTCCTCCTGTCCAGTCAACGCCAGAGGCGCAATGTCCCCGTTCATTCGCTCCATCGTGCGAACCTCCTCCGGGGTAATCGCTTCCATCTCCCACAACGTCTTGTAGTAGGTGGCCCGGTCCGTTGCAGGGGGCCGGGTGTACGAGTCGCGGTTCAGATCGAACAAGGTCCCCCTCGGGAGAGCCCACCTCGACAACGCAGCCGCCACCGCACCCACCTTCGGGCCAAGGGATGCGCGCTCGTGAAAATCGAACAGTTGCGACACGTTGGAGTAGGTCAGCGAATCCCCACCCGAGGGGAGCCCGACAAGGAACGGGGGAACACCCAGCAGGGTCGCGATCCGCGATTCGGTGAACTGCGCCAACTCCACCAACGCCATTTCCTTAGCCGACTTCGTGGGCGGCGCTTTCAGATCAGCACCACCAGTCATCATCGCCGGCTCCCCCGGCCTATCAGCCCTGGTCGCGATGTACCCATCCAGCGCCGCGATCGTCTGCTCCTTCGTCAACGGCTTCTCCGTGTGGATGTAGTACGGCGGTGCGATCCCGGACTCCACCAGACCCGACACGTGCCGCGCCATCGTCGCCGCCGCAGTGATCCGCGCACCCCCAACCTCGAGAGGCCCGACACCACGAGCAGACCCAGGCTGACGTGCGTACCTGATGTGCAGCAGATCCCCCGCCGGGGGCCGGAACGTCCCGATGCGGTACCCGTCTGAGTCGATCGAAACGAAACACGCCGGAATCACCCGGAACCGAACCGGGAACCCGTCGAAACCCCGCGCGAGCGACAGGATGAACAACTCACCGCACTGGTACTCCCAGAACGCCTGCTTAGCGAAGTCGTCCCACGACACGTAGTAGTCCGGGTCCGGGTTCGACATCCACGACCTCGACGGCACGATCTCGCCACCCCGCGTGAGATACGGCGGCATCGACCCGATCACGGACGAGTTCAAATCGAGGCACGCCCACGCCGTATCCACCAGCGCCGACAGTTGCGACGCACCATCCCATGTCGGGTCCAGCCAGTCAGTCGGCCACCCCGCCCACCGGGAAGGGGTGACAGACATGTTCGGGAGGAACGCGGCACGCTGCGCAGCCACAATCGCGGTAGGCGGCGGGTCATAGACCGCCACCTGACGCACGGGCTCCGCCGTGCGACGGAAACGGTCAAACAAGCCCATCCCGGACTCCAATCCTTTTAGAAGATGCCAGACCACGAATCGACAGAGATCGAGGCGTGGTGGGCGAGCGTCACCGACTCCAACGCGGAAATATCACCCGACCGGCGGGCGAACACACGCCGGTCCCCGATCTTGCGCCAATCCGCGGCTACTGCCGCCGCATCCAAATCCGGGTACCCGCCATGCTCGACCTCACCCGCAGCAACCGCCTGCACCAGATCCGCAACCGACTGCACTACACGGTCGGTCCCGACCGGTTCCAACTGGACCCCAGCGTTCTCCAAATCGGGAATCAAGAACGACGCGGGGCCACCCTTGTCGATCACGACCGGGCATTCGTATTTCTGCGACACCCGCGCAACCTCAGCCACGAACGCACGCCGCTGCGACACCGGCAGACGGGACAGCAACGCCAAATGAACCGGGTCACCCTCGATCGCGGCACCGAACGACAACCACGTCCCATCCGGGTCCGACGCAACCCCAAGACCCACCGGCCGACCGACCCGGACAGGTGCGGCCAGGTCCCCCCACTTCGGGAGAACCTTCGACCCACCCGCCACCAGCAGGAACGGCCACACGTTCAAATACTGTGCCGCCCAACCCCGCAACGGGTCCGGGTCATCCACCTCCGGCTCAACCTCACCAAGCTTCGCCGCCCGGTACTTCTCCGCCACCAGCCGCTCACGATCCGGCGACCAATGCGGAGACGACGCCCGCCACGTCTTCGGGTCATCCAGATCAGCGTCCGGGTGGGCACCCCAGAACAACAGCAGCGTGTCCTCCGACACATCCCGCAACGCGTTCATCAACCGGCGGCGCATCAGACTCGACGCCTTCACATGCGCCGTCGACGTCAGATGCAACTGCGGACTAACCCGCTCGAGCAGCGCCGGCTCGATCCCATCAGTGATCACATCCGGCTTGACATCCCACGCCTCATCAACCTGCCCGTAGCAAACGTCGTACCCGTAAGCACCATCCGGCGCTCGCAGAATCCACCGATCCGAATCCTCGTCATCGGCGGCGCGAATCTCCTGACCACCGGCACGACGTTGCACGACCCAACCATGCTTCTCGGCCCAAGCCCACGAGCGAGCGTGGATCTCCTTGCCGATCATCAGATCCTTGGACACCAGCATCGACAGCTGGGTCTCGCGGAACAGATCCCCATGCGCAGTCCGCCACACCGCCGACTGCCGCAGCCGCACCGACTTCCCCACCCGTCGCGGTGCCGACTCGATCACATTCCGCCAGACAAGCTCACCATCATCGTCATGCTCAAGCTGCCGAACGATCGCAAGCTCCTGCCACCACCGCGGCGGCTGCCAACGAGCAGTCCGACCCCACGTCGCACCCTGCGTCCGCGACCACTCAATCAGCTCCGCACCATACGACCCCACCGCCCGCGGATGAGGCCCCGACATCGCCAACGGAACCGCCGAATCCTCCGGCACCTCAACCAAATGCGACGCCCACGACGACCGCGCGCCAGCCATCGGATCGCCACGATCAGCCAACACCTCAGCCAACGACTTCTGCGCCTCAACCGGCATGCCAACCCCTGGGAGAGAAAATGAAGACTCCGGGGTCGTCTGGGTGGTGCGTGTCGAAAAAACCGGAGTTGGTCAGAGTGTGAGGAAGCGTGGCGCCCTGGTTTTGTTGCCTCGGGTGGCGCCTTCGCTGCGGTTGCACTTGCGGTGGCCGGGTCCGAGGATCCTGCTGCCTGTGGTGTCGTGGCAGAGGTCCCACCGTGAGCCTGGTGCGATCGCTCTGGTGGGCATGAGGCAGACGGGTTCGTGGCATTGGGCTTCGCCCCTAGCGACTACGGGTGCCCACGCTTTACGGATCGCAAGGTAAGCGCCTGTGTACTTTGAGGCTGCCATTCGATGGTCTCCAGGTGGTTCACCTTCTGCCCGGTGAGTGCCCGGATCACGCCGGCGTGGGTGACGATGAGGCAGTCGGGTGTGAGGTGGGTGAGGAACAGGAGAACGCGTGACCGGATCTGGTCGTCGGTTTCCCTGCCGGGCACGATGTCGGGTAGGTCGGGTTTGGGTATCCCTTCCCCTGTGCCGTGGTCCAGTTCGATCAGGGCTGTGGCGATCGTCGGGGTGGGGAGGCTGTGGTGGTGGGCGATCACCGCGGCAGTCTCGAACGCCCTGGTGAGAGGGGAGGTGAAGAGGCGGTGCACCCCTGCAGGGAGGTGGTACGCCCACGCGGCCGCATACCCTTCGCTCGATAGGGGAATGTCGGTGTGTCCGTACCCGATCCGGTCGCGGTTCCACACCGTCTCGGCGTGACGTATCAGGTGCATGCGTATCGGGCCAGGTAGTGGGAGCACAATCCGGGGACCGGTGCCCATGGTTCCTGCCCGCAGTGGGCAGTGCCCTTGTACTTCACCACCACGCCGGGGACACCGATGATGAGTTCGGGTTCACCATTCACCAGCTCGACACCGAGTGCGGTGCGGTCGGACACGTCGGGCCAGATCGTGGGGTAGGGGAGTCTGTTGTGGAGTTCCGATTCCCAGTCGATCGAGTCACGTTTCGACCCCGTCAGGGGGGCATCCTCGAGCGCCGCGCGCAGACTGTCCGATTCGTAGACGGCGAGGTAGCACGATGGGCGGGCGAACAACCATCCCGGACCCCCCGTGTCAACGGCTGCCCAGAACTGGTGCGGGTCGATGATGTGGAGGGAGTCTTTCAGG